ACAGCAACTCTTTATCTACTTCCATAGTTATTCGTTGCGACTCATAATCTCTAAGTTTATTTCCCATGTTTCATCTTCTCCATTACAATTTGTTTTAGTTTATCTTTTTGTTTTATAACTGCATAATCAGAATGATCTTCTCTGCAAAGAGGTATGAGGTTCTCAACAACATCAAGTTTTTTTGAACTTCCCATACCCCTTGAAACTATGTGGTGTAAATCAACTGCAATTTTTTTTTTACAATACCAGCACATAATCGTATCATATTCAGATAGACCATAATATTTTAGAAATATGCGTTTATATTTAACCAAAATACTTTTTGTGTACTTTGACAGCCTCAGCAGTAAGTGGGTCAATATCGGATATTCCAAACTGACCTGAACCCATACTCCTAGTTACAATACCTGTTATAAACATACTAGCATCTACTCTAAGACCTGAGTTGAAGTTACCATTACCATTGTGCATTGGAACATCTTCAGGTTCATAGCTTGGTGGTGTTTGCATATCGCCAAGTTTTTTTACATTACTAATATTGTAATATTGATTACCCTTAGCTGAGGTTTTCAACTCTGACATATCGCAAGTAAAACTGTCTCCTCTTTCAAGATCAACATATTCATTTGCATAAAGAGTTCTTCCATCTTCAGTTTTTATATTAAAGCTAGGTCTCCCATCTTTACTGTTGTCGTAAATAGTTTTTATTATATTTTGCATTTTTTTCTCCTTATTTAATTATTGAATAGCCTCTACCAGCCATACAATTATTTATATAGTCTTTAGATGTTTCTAGCTTAGGACTCAACCATAAAACTCTCCATCTAAAATTATTGTAAATGACCCTTGTGGCATCTACAAAATCGTTTGTGTTATCATCAACTAATTGCTGACATGTAAACAAGTCGTCATGGTAGCGGTTCATATCGCCCTCAATATTAGCTTGAGATTTACCTCTGCTATCTACTAAAGGTTCATGATTTGCACAGCTAACCAAAAACAAAATAGTAGATAATAAAAATATTCTAATCATTTAAGTCTCTCCATAAAATATTTCCTTTTCCTGTTGAACATACGAAACATCTCATAGTTTCTTTCTCTCCAACATTTACATAAATAATTTACTAAAATTTTATAAGCCTCTGGGTAAGTATCTGCCAAAGGCTCTGTAAGTTTTAGTATTTTTTTCATAGAACCTCTTCATAATACAAATCATATTTCTCTTCTCCGTATTGTTCTATAAATTTTTGTCTTTCTTTTTCAGCTTTTTTTTGTTCTTTTCTTTCCTCTCTTTCTATTTTTTCATTTTCCTTATCACATTGTTTTTCATACAAAGTATCGTAAATTGCACCAGACCTAATACGACAATGGACTTTCTTTAAAAATTCTTTCTTTGGAAAATTTTTATCTTTTTTAATTAATAAATTTATAATTGTTTCAACAAATTCTGATTTAGGTGTTTCATAACCATCACAAACTGATGTCCACCACCTAAAATTAAATTCTCCATCTTCGTCTCTTTCAGATTTTATATCATTACATAAATCTATTAAAAATTTATATTCTTGTTTCATAGTTCCCTCGCATGATGAGTTAAGAAACCCTCTTGATATGCTTCAAACTCCATAATTTTAGATTTTGTACTATCTTTAAATTGTGTAGTAATTAACATACCTTTACTTTTATAATATTCTAATACTGCTTCTAATACTTGTTCAGCAGTTTTTTCTTCTTTGCTATGTTCTTCAATAACTTCCCAAATAGTTTTAGTCATTTTTTTCTCCAAGTTTTAGTTGTTGTAAAACCTCTTTCATATAAGAAGTTTTATTTAAGTGTCTCCAATTTTTAAGCATCTTCCTATAAGTTACTTTCCAATCTGAGATATTACATTTAGCATTATCAAATAAAGCAATATTACTTTTTAAATAATTATATTTTGTGTGTTCACTAGGATTTGGAATATAAGAATTTTGTATTTTATATTTCTTATGTTCTCCATTGTAGTGATAAACACAATGATAATACTTATGTGATTTTTTTACAAAGAATGGGTAAGTCCCACAATCAATTAATTTATACATTTTTTTCTCCTATAAATATTGTACCAATAAAAACATTGATACATTTGTAATAAAAAGTATTAGTGCTAATTCACTAGACATTATTGAGCCACCTTTAATTTTTTATTTCTAATTTTAAAAGCTATTTGATTTTCAATACTCAATCTTAATTTATCATAAGCCGCAATTCTTGTTTCAAGAATAGCTTGTCTATGATGCAAGTCTTTTATTTCTCCTAATAATAATTGGTAATGATGATCGTTAGCTAATTCTAATTCTAATTCTTTTTGTATATTCATAATTTTTTTCTCCATAATATAAATATACAGATAAACATTTATACAACATAGTCAACACATATATTCACATTATTTAACATTTAATTAATTATTTGCATATTTTCGCTATTTGTTCTATTTGTTATTAGAAGTATTTTTCATAAAATATTCCTTCCGAATGGCTGGTCGCTGTTTTTTTTAAATTTTTTTCTCCAAATTAAATTTCTTTAAGAATGACCAGCCTTTTGCTATATTTAGTATGTGAAAGAGTCCGACATACAAATAGAGGTAGTAGATTGGTTTAAATCTAAGCAATCAGAATACAGGTTCAGAATATTCTCTGTTCCTAATGAAGGTCAAAGAAAAGTGTGGTTTTTAAACAAATTAGTAAAAATGGGACTAAAATCTGGTGTTCCTGACCTAATACTTGAGTTTCCTAAGGGTCGTATGGTTTATCTTGAGATCAAAGCTGAAAAAGGAAAGTTATCAGAAACACAGCAAAATTGGTTAAAAGTCTCTAATGTCTTTAAAACACCCCACTACATCATAAAAGGCTCTGTAGAGGCAAATTTAAGCGTTTTAGAGGGGGTTCTGGGTTTGTTCCCTGATGCCAAGATCAAATCTGACAAAAATCCTTTACAACCCCAAGAGGAATAACATTTCTGTCTCCAAAACCACCATCTAGGCTGTAACTAGCAAAAGTATATAAATTGTTCTTATCTTTCTTAAAAATAAATGCGTAAGTAATAATCTCTACAGGTTTCATTTTAGTAAATTCTTCTATCGTTCCTATTGTACTATCGCCAATAATATCAAACCAACTGATTTTGTGTAAATAATAGCTTTTATTATCTAGGACTATTCTATTTTCGCTTTTTCTTTTTTCTTCTTTTTTTTGCACTTCTTCGTCTCTTACGCATAGGTCTTTTATCAATCAAAACTGCAAGTGTAGAAGTTGTAGTAATCCCACTCATTTCTTTTTTCTCTTCTTATGAGCTGAGTTTCTCATCAACCGCCCATCAGGCATATAATGAAACCCTTTAGGCGGTTTTTTCTTTTTCTTTTTCTTTGCCATTATCTCTTTTTCTTTTTCTTCTTCTTCTTTTTCATAATGGCTTTTTGTAAGCCTTTTGGCAACTTTTTCTTTTGTCTAGCGGTCATACCGCCACCATAATGACTTGGCATAGCTATCTCCTAATGTAAAATATAATTATGTACTCCGATTGTTATTACCACAATAATAATCGCTTGAACCCACCATTTTAAAGATAAAAATGAGTCCCACCATTTTTCTATCTTTTGTTTCATCTTACCCCCTATTTTGTAAGTCCCTTAGCTTTTTCAAAACTTCTTAAACCCCCAAGACCTAACATTCCAAGTATTAAAGGCATAAGTTGACCAAGATCAAGGACAACCCAATCTACTTTAACTGAGAACATTTGTAAAATCATATCTAATATTGGTTGAAATAGATAAACATATCCTATGCTTAAACCAGAAATCCAACCTAAAAATGGTCTCCAGCCAGAAACAAATATTGACCTATGACCAGCTTCTACTTTGTTTATATCTAATTGTTTTTCTTTTAGTTTTGCATCTATCTCTTTCATTTGAAGTTTTAGCTTTTCTTTCTCTTCTCCTGAAAAATGCAAATCATCTATTACTGTTCCAACAGTTTTAAGTGTGTCTCCACCAAATATTTTACCTAGCACCATATATTTTTCCCTCTTCTTGTAATTGTTTACTTATTTTCATCATCTTAGTTCTAAGATCATCATGTTGATATTTTTTACGCATCTCATTCACATAAGTTTTCTCTTCAAAAGTCGTAATTCTTTTCTTACACTTTCTCAGGTCAATTCTCTCATTCTCTTCGCCAATCTCTCGGCTCTCGCTGGTGTATGTTTCTTTGCCCATAAACTATCTAACATTTCGTTTGCCGCACTATCATAATCTTTTTTGCGTAAGGCTTCAAACATTCTCTTAAATTTTAAGACCTTAGTTCTCCCAAGTTGATATAGCATTAACACTAATATTTCCTTAGCTTGGTCTACAATATCTAAATCTTTAGTAATAGTTTCCATATCCTGTAAACTTATTTTAAAGTCATACTCAAAAATTTTTTCTAATTCTTTATTATCGTAAACTTTTCCCTCAACAAAGTTATCTAATGGTTTAACTAAATGACCATAACCTATTGTGCCATAGCCTAAATGGTCAAAGTAAACTTTATTTGAATAACCTTCTTCTTGTTTTATTTCTTCTTTCATGGCTTCTAAATTCATCTTGTTCCTCCTATACCTAAATATATTTCTTCTTCTTCTTGTTTTAATTCATGCACTGCTTTTTTCAAATATACAGCCGCATCTAATAATTCTTCTATACTATTTTCTATCGCTTGTATCTTATTCATTCTGGCTGACTTCATAGTATTCTTGTATTTGATAATACCTCTATTTGACCTATCAGCTAGTTGGTTCATCAGTTCTGTTACTATTGGGTCTTTCGTCTTTTTTTCTTTCATACTTCTCCTTTAGTTCTAGCATAGATATAAAGTTATGTCCCTGAACATGACCATCAGCCAACAACAACTGACTTACTCCATAACTCCAACCATTTGCACTATTTTTAGCATAACTTTCAACATGACCATAGTCCATGCAAGTCCCTACATTCACAATCTTAACATAATTACCTCTACCCAGCTTTGAGGCTCTCCATGATCTTTCTCTATGGCTATGACCAAAAACTATATCATGCGTTGCACCATTTGAAACCTGACTTGCTTCAGCCATCTTTCCACCTATTTCTCTACCTATTTCATTAAGAGGTACATGAACAAAAGCTACTCCTTTTATGAAATAAAAATCTCCATATTGAGATATTCCCCAACCTTTTTCCATAAACATTCTTTCATATTGCTGAGAAAATGCACCTACAACTTCTTTATTTTCATTTTCATATCTATACAATCTTTGTTCATGGTTGCCTAATGTGTAATGTTTTATAGGTTTTACATCTCCCATACCCTCATACAATAATTCTAAAGCATCTCTTGTAGCATTAATGTCAGCTAGTATTGGCGGTTTCTTTTGACCTTTTACAGTATGGTTTTTATCAAATGTTGAGCAACTATCAAAACTACAAAAATCGCCTATACAAACAAGATGATCTGGCTTGTATTCTCTTATCTGTCTGCCAATCCAATAAAATCTCTCATGGTCTTGCTCAGGGGAAACATGAGCATCAGGTATAACAAAAACTTTTGTTGGGTCGCTAAAAGTGTTTTTTTGTGCTGGTATTCTTACAACAGGCTTTTTGTATTCCTCTATAATTATTTGAGGTTTTACTTCTTTATATC